GTTGGCATTAACTAATCCAAGGATTGCTAAACGATTAACAACACTTGAGAGGGCCTATTTCAACCTTTATAAGCAACAACACAGCAACCAATCAACGTTACGACACCACAAGGACGCAGCATGACTATTCATGAACTCATTGGTCATTACACACAAACACAATCAGAAGTTGATCGCATTACATCACTTCCTAATTGTTTGTATGACCCAGCCCAACACTTTGCCGCCATTGATAGGCAGAACTCGTGGTTAATCAAAATGATTAATCATAAGGATTGGACTATTGATTTACATGATCAATATTGTCCTTCAAATATCAATGACATTCCTTATCCTGTTTCCTGCTGATCATGATTTCGACTCAATTCCAAGCACAGGATCATCTAGGCAAGCTCAGTAATCGCTGCTTGCTGCCTCACAAGCCACTCACCCGTAGTGAGTGGATGGAGGAAAACAAAAACAAGTCTGACTATTACCGTTTCAAGTTTGCACCACCACCGCATGACTGTGCACCACGTCAAAAAAACGGGACACCCACCACAAACTGAATCATGACTTGCCCATTCATTGATGAAGCTACAAACAAAACAATGGGAAAATTACTCCATTGTCAGGAATTGATGCGGATTTACGGTAGAGAGATGCCTGCAAAACTTACATCTCTATTTTTATATGTGGCAGCTAATGATGGTTGCTACAAAAAAGAATTAGAGATAGATCTAGGCTTGGCATCATCAACAAGCACACAAACAATTCAACGCCTAGTTAATAAAAACCTATTAAAAAGGGATTACATCGGAAACCTAGTGTGCTTGGAACTTACAGATGATGGGAAAAAACTTGTACACAGATTGGAGATGATCATTAGATAGGTCAATCTCACCCCTTGTTTGTCTCTTAGTGGACCTAGGCTTGGACCTAGAATCCGTTACGACTGAGCAAGGACGCAAACAGGAACTCAAGCCCACACAAGGTTTCTCAACAATATCAACTATTGAGACGATTCATCTCTGGAATCTTGAAAAACAGGCAAAACCAAGTAGACCACTAGTAGCAAGGCGTTTCAGCGATGCTTTGGACCTAGAAGAGGGCCTAGCCAACAGTTCAAGTACAAATCACCTTACAACATGACGAACTATCTAAAGCAACGTCACGGACGACACGGCTACTACTTCCAGAGAGCTGTTCCAGAGGCCCTACAAGGCCGTCTAGGACGTGTCTGGACAGCTAAGGCCGGAAACACCAAAGAAGAGGCTCACAGGGAGGTTCTAAAGCTGTTAGGGCTAACGGACAAAATCATCAGTATTTGCAGGCATGAGCCAACAGTAGTGATACGTCTACAAGATGTTGTCAATGCAGACAAGGTTTATGTGAGTGACCTTGGAGACAATGAAATGATTGATACTTTAGATATAATTGACCAGCGGTTTATAAAAACAACCGTTGAGCAATATGTTGAGAATGACTTCAAAAGTGTTATAGATAGAATTAGACTTAAGGTGTCAGTATCAGCTTCTACTGTAAGAGGCTGGCAAAGCGAAGTAAAACTATTTAGTGAACAAACAGGATGCAAATCTTTCAACACTGTTACTCATGACATAGTAGAAAAGTACATCGAATATCTTGTATCAACATGCAACAAACACAGCAGCTTTAAAACAAAGTACAACAGGCTAAAGACTGTTAACAAGTATGCTGAAGCCTACAGAATTACTGATCAATTATACTTTGACAGTAAGAAAATAATGGGAATTAAAATAAACAAAGGACCAAGAGGTGTAATCAAAGAAGAGAAATGTCTTGACATATCACTTGCTGATAAATACTTTACCATTAAAAAGATCGGACAAGTTAGCAAATACTTTGACACATACATCAGAACTCATTGGTGCATGCGATATACAATTGCACATATAGGTGAAATTGAAGGGTTAGTTTGGGAAGACATAGATCTTAACAATCGCACTTTATCAATCCAAGCTAATGAATTAAGGGAACTTAAGACATCACAACGTGGACGAACCTTGCCAATGATTAAACCTCTTTATCAATTACTAAGCGAAATGTATGAACAATCAACAACACAAACTGGCTCAATTTTTAAAAAGAAACCAAAACTTGACTGGGGATGTAGTATTCGTCATCACTATAGCAAGTTTGATCTAAGTCCTAAATCATGTCGAGACTATGGATCTGGTCTCATTCAAAGTAAGTATGGTGACCAAGATCGTCGAGTAAAGTTAATTCATGGTCATGGTAAATCAGATGGGACAAGTACAGCAGACTATGGAGATATTAAGCCAGAAACATTACTACCCATGATGGAGTTACTGATGTAAAACGTTACGACAAAACAAGGACGCAGGCTCACATAGGTGGGCCTTTTTAATGCAATCAACTATCCAGAACACCATGAAATACTTTAAAGTTACTTGTATCGAAGGGGAAATTATCATCATTGCTGATGATGCCATGGAAGCAAGTTATATCGCATTAGAAGTAAGCAACCAAATGAATTATTCACTTATAGATGTCGAACCTGTGAAAATGTCTAAGGGTCAATACTACCCCAACAAATTAGATGCACTCATGGACATAGACAGTGACATGTTTGATGAACTACCGTTTGACGAATTTTACGAATGGCGAGTCTGTTCCCATGAATTAGCCCCTGGCATCCACTCGATCATTCGGGTGACAAACAAAAACACAGGAAAAATCAAAGAACACACATATAAATCCCGTGGACATGCAATCAGAAAGGTTAAATCATTAATGAAAAACCCAAATGTAACTTTCTCAGTTGCTACAGATGCTGGCGTTGTTGGCTATCCATAAAAAGTTTTATGAAGACAATAGTTAAGGGAAAGCGTTATGTGCTGGTCAACCTGTAACACAACGACTAAGTTCTAAACGTACACACGACCCGTGAGTACATACACTTGGTACACCCAAAATGGATGACGCAACTGGACTAGTTGAACAGTACATCAACTACCTCTGTGAAAATTCAGAAGATGCTGATCCTGATTACGAACGGTATCTTTGGGAGCTAGTAAAACTAGAAGCAAAATTTTACGGCAACTGATTATCCGCTATTACCTGTATGCAAACCAAAGAAGATGTACTCGAATTTTTCGAGTTAGCTTTACATGAATGTGTGGGTCATCCACATGAACATGAGTTAGTTGAATTATTAGTAAGTCAAGTCAGCGACGAGTACAACCTTATTCTTAACTACGATGCCTACACCAGCACAAATTGAGCGTCAGGTGCAACTTGAAACAAGTCAAGTTGAATTAGGTGTACACAAACTACATAAACAAATCAAAAAATTAGAACAACAAAAGTATGCGAGTGCCAGTATTTACGGTACTTCTGCTGTCAACGATCTCCTGCCTGCTTTGGTTGGACATCTTGAAAAAACTGAACATCGTATAAAAAGCAGAAGAAATGGACCAATGTATGCTGAAATCCAAGAGATGCTCAACTGCATTGACAAGGAATCAGCATGTCTAATTGGTTTAAAGTTGTTTATTGACTGTGTCTTTTCAAGGAAAGAAAAACACAAACAAACAATCAATGTTACAGATTCAATCGGCACTGCAATACAAAATGAGTGTCAAATAAGGTATTATAAAAAGACTCACCCCGGTTTATTCAAAAGCATTGTTGACCGTTATTGGCACGATGCAATGGGGACTCAACAAAAGATTACTACAACACGAACACTATGGAACAGGATTGATGATGTCAAACCATTTAAACCTTGGCCGAGTGCAACACGTATAAAGATAGGTAGTTGGTATGCAGATGCTATATGTGAAATAACAAATTGGTTTGAAATTGTAAGAAAACCAAAAAGCTACAACATATTTGTACCATCTGAAACTTTTTATAAGTATCAAAAAGAGATTTTTTCCATATCAGAAATGTTTTGTCCTATCAAGCTGCCGATGATTGCAGAGCCAAACGATTGGTCAGACAATTATGCAGGGGGATACTACACAAATAAATTGTTAAGAAACTGCCCATTAGTACGTAGATCCAAACGGACCATTATACAGGGGGAAACTCCTGTTGCATTTCTGAACAAGATTCAGAAGACGTCCTTCAAAATCAACGAGTTTATAGCTGAGGTATCTGACACGCTATGGGAGCAAGGGATTGAAATCGGTAAATTCAAGCCGATTAAACAAGTACAGGTCGTACCTAAACCACCCGACATTGAAACAAATGAACAAGCTAGAAAAGAGTATTGCCGAACAAGGGCAAGAATCGAAAATGAACACTTCAGCTATCTCCAAAAAACAGTCAGGACTCGCATCACATTAGAAACACTAAAAATGTTTCGTGATGAAGAAAAGTTCTATCACGGATATTCTTTTGACTACCGTGGGAGATGTTATCCAATCGCAACTTTTCTTTCTCCACAGTCAGACGACTTCGGAAAATCCTTACTTTGTTTTTATGAAGGTAGTTATGTAACCCCAGAAGCTGAAGAATGGTTGGCATTTCAGGTAGCAACTTGCTATGGAAACGGCCTTGATAAGTCAACAATGCAAGAAAGACTGCAATGGACAAAAGACAATAAGTCTTTAATTCATAGAATAGCTATCGATCCAATTGGACGTATATCTGATTGGGAGGTAGCAGATGAGCCGTTTCAATTCTTAGCAGCTTGTGAGGAATATAATGCAGTAATTATTGATTGCACAAGACAATTCACCCATAGCATAGTGGCATGCGATGCCACTTGTTCTGGCATTCAGGTGTTAAGTGGCCTCGCCAGAGATAAAAATGCAGCAATGCTTGTCAATGTAACACCATCAAACAAAGTTCAGGATGCATATGCAGTTATTGCAGAAACATCTAAGCCTCACATACCTGTTGAAATTCATCATGTATGGAACAGAAAGGCCGTCAAGAAAGTAGTTATGACTTTGCCTTACAATGCAAAACCTCATAGCAACCGTCAATACATACGTGAAGCATTAAAGGAACAAAATGTACAAATTAAACCTGATGTCCTTACACAAATTGTAAAAGCAGTACGAAATGCAATGCATGAAAAAGTTCCTGGCCCTATGGCAGTCATGTCATGGATTGAAAAGGAAGTTACAAATGCATTTAAACGAGGTGTGACTGAACTTAAATGGGTAACACCATCAGGATTCATAGTTCATCAAAGGCTCAACAAATACAAATCAACAAAACGCATAGAAACAGAGTTGTATGGTAACACAGTTAAATACAGACTCGGTGAAGAAAGTGATGAGCCTGACATTCGACACCACAAAAATGCAACAAGTCCAAATCTGATACACAGTTTAGATTCTTCACTTTTACATTTAACAGCTTTAAAATTCGATGCACCTATCGCACTAATACACGATTCAGTGTTATGTCGTGCAACAGATATGTCTAGTCTCAACACGATAATTCGTGAAACTTACAGACACCTGTTCGCTGAAAATGATTTCCTTACGGATTTCGCAAAGCAAATTGGGGCTGAGACAGCACCACCAATAATTGGTGATTTAGATCCAAAAACAGTTACAAACTCCACTTATTTCTTTTGTTAATATGGCTTACACCACCTACGTTACGACTAACCCTGTCATCCTTGATGGTTATCAATCGCTCTTTGAACCTAACAAGTTCAATAAGCACTCAATGCAAGTTGTGATGGATGACGAACATATTGACGCACTAATTGCTGAACGACCAGAAATGCTGAACTGGGCAAAAAGTAAGGCAAAAACAAAGCGTGTCAACGTACGTCTAGAACCTTGGGAAGAAGTTGCCGAAGGTAAATTCAAAGTAAAATTTAGTTGGAATCCAGATGTAAAGGTTCCAATTGTTGACTCAAAGGGTGCACCAATTACAGGCAATCTGCGTGTTTACAGCGGATCAACATGTAAGGTTGCATTTCAGCAGAAGCCTTATGTACAGCCTGACAGTGTAGGTACTGCACTGAGAGTCAAGGCAATTCAAATCATCAGCGTTGCAGCTGGTGGTATGTCAGATGAGGGGAATTTGAATGAGGAATCAGCTGCTGAATTGTTTGGTAAATCCGAAGGGTTCAGTGTTGATGATCCCAACGTTAAATTCGACGAATCAGTTGAGGCAATTGAAGGAGCTGAGGATTTCTGATGGGCTACCGCTCCGGTCTTGAGGAGCGAGTTGCTGAAACATTAGACACTATAGGTGTCATTTACGAATACGAATCAACACGCATCCCCTACACACTTCAATGTCAGTATTCACCCGACTTTGTACTAGCCAATGGAATCCACCTTGAAGCCAAAGGTTATTTTAGTTCAAAGGATCGCCGCAAAATGCTTGCTGTGATTAAGGACAACCCAAGTCTAGATATACGCATGGTGTTTCAAAAACCATACCAAAAATTATACAAAGGTTCTAAATCTACGTATGCCTCATGGTGTGAGAAACACAACATTCAATACTGTTCCTACTATGACATCCCTGTTGAATGGCTGATCTAGATAGCGAGTTTGTACGACACCTACCTTGTACAGCTTGTGGATCGTCAGATGCAAATTCATTGTATTCAGACGGTCATACATACTGCTTTAAATGTAACCACTACACCCGATCATCTGAAGATGAGCCAATGAATAGTTTTACTAATGTACAACTAAGAGGAGCAGCAACCAAACTTCCTAAGAGAAACATCTCACAACAAATATGTGAGTTGTACAAAATCTACATGGATGGTGAGAATCTGCGCTTTCATTACTTTGATGAAAATGGTCGGGTACTAGGTGTAAAAACCAAAACAAAAGACAAACAATTCCGTTATGAAGGTACGACCGATGGCCGATTCTTTGGACAAAACTTGTATCCCAGTCACGGGAAATCAATTGTCATTTTCGAAGGTGAACTCGACGCAGCGTCTGGTTCGGAGGCGCTCGGAGGTCGATGGCCAATGGTCTCACTTCCTAGTGGCGCGGCAGCCGCTAAAAAATCAATCCAACGAAACCTAGAGTATCTTCAAGGTTACGAAAAGATCATCTTATTTTTTGATAACGATGATGCTGGGCAACAGGCTGTAAAGGATGCTGCATCAGTACTTCCACCAGGTAAAACATTTGTAGCTCACCTCCCGACGTACAAAGATGCGTCTGAGGCATTGCAAGATAACGACTATGAGTCGGTAAAACAGGCAATATATAAAGCTAATCCGTATCAACCTGATGGAATTATTGATGCAAGAACACTCTATGAAAGTGTCACCAACCAGACCGACAATTGCCTCCACGAATACCCATTCAAAGGACTTCAAGAACGAACTCACGGGATCAGACTTGGGGAGCTTTGTACGGTTACTGCAGGTACTGGCTGCGGAAAATCGAGCTGGTGTCGTCAGCTTGCATGTCACCTTCTCAACAAAGGTGAACGGGTTGGGTATCTCGCATTGGAGGAGTCGAATAGACGAACCGCTCTTGGACTGATGTCAGTTGATCAAGAGAAAGCATTCCACATTGGCACACACGATAGAAAAGAACTTGCACAAGCTTTTGACAATTCTATCGGTCGCTGGAATCTATTTCTCTATGACGGGTTCGGTAGTGTAGATCCTGATGTTATCTACAACAGGGTTGAATATCTAGCGACTGGTCTTGAT